TCGCGAGCTTGCTATGTTAGGCTCCCTCAATAATCAGTTGGTAACAATTGATCTAGAGAGTGCCTCGGACTCGTTGGGTCTGAAAATGCTTGAAAAGCTTTTGCCAAAATCGTTCTGGCAGATTCTCAACAAGCTCAGAAGCCCCAATAGCCGGCTACCAGACGGTAGCATAGTTCCGTTAAGTATGGTGTCTACGATGGGGAACGGTTTTACATTCCCGTTGCAGACGCTTATCTTCTCGGCGTCGTGTGCCGTTGTTTACAAGTATTTGGGCATACCCATGATTTCACGTGGGCCTGTCCATTCGAGGAACTTTGCTGTCTTCGGTGATGATATCATCGTCGACAAAAGAGTTGCTCGGACCTTGATGCACCTTTTAGGTGTGTTGGGGTTTCGTGTAAACTTCGACAAGACCTATGTTGAAGGTCCGTTCCGCGAATCCTGTGGTGTCGACTGCTTCCTTGGCGTCGACGTGAGGCCCGTTTACCTTAAAAGGTTAGGGTCACTCCAGGATGCGTTTGTAGCTGTTAACAGACTCAACCTTTGGTCGTCTAAGACAGGTGTTCCATTGCGGAATACCGTCGCCTACGTCCTCGCTTTGTTTCCGCGGGCCCGTAAGTGTCTGGTTCCTCCAGACGAAGACGATGCGGCAGGTTTGCACGTGCCGCGTGAGTTACTGACTGATGTCCTTTCTAGGAGTGTCAGAGGTAGCTTCGGACTTCTCTCATACACCGCTTCTGTGCCATGTTTTTATGGCTATAGAATCGATAAGTTGGGAGATAAGTTCGTAGGGTCCCGAAGTCCGCGCCTGTTCAACCCTAACTGGTTGTTCATAGCGTTCCTCGGTGGCTACATAACCGGAAATCGCGTATCTATAAGGCAAAAGGATACGCGGTATGTGACGAAAGGTAGAGTTACCCCAAACTGGGGGCATCTACCGTCCGGAAAACTATCAGGATATCCTGATAGAGGCAGGCGCTTTTACTACGCTTGTCTAAACAACCTGTAGTAGGTTGTTTTGGG